GCGAAACAGAACGCAGACACGCACAACTTGTAGTAGGTGCAAAAGCTATCCTATCACAGAAGAAGCATTGGGGATTGACAGGCGATGACTATCAGGAAGTAACTAATTAATATAACTATGGATAAATTGAAAGCATGGCAAGTGATTGACCAAGTAGTAGGTCAGGTAACAGCAACAAGACAACAGCACGTTGAACTGCAAATGGCTCTACAAGCCTTAAAACCACTACCAGAAGATGAAGAAGCTGCTGAATAGTGTAGTATTGTTTATAGTGGCAGTAGCACTCGCTGCTGCCCTATTCCCTATCAGCTTTGTCATTACCTTCATCACAAGGCTAAATACAGCCTTTCTAAGCGACTTTTTTTACAGCTTAGCGTTAGGTATTGATAAGGTGGGCAATGTTGTCTTACAAGTGCTTTTAAACAAATTCGCGATATCGTCGCATAAATCGCTCAAATCGTATCGTTTCGGCAACATTAATGACACAATAAGCTATGCACTTGCTAAGAATTGGAAGGTGGGCAACTTGACAAGGTTAGGGTGGTTGCTTGTAAATCTATTGGAGTGGTTAGATGAAGGACATATGGAGAAATCACTTAAACGACATTACTAATGAACGAATTTACTGCAAAGCATTTGACAGCAATGAGCATAGCCATAGGGGCAGCATTAACGCCTGCTGTTCCTATTATCATCTTTACAGGGGTGCTGATATTCACCGACACAATCACAGGGGTGTGGGCATCTTATAAGCGTGGAGATAAGATAACAAGCAAGGCACTCGGTAGAACGGTAACTAAGATGATGTTGTATAGCATTGCTATATTTCTGACCTTTGGCTTTGAGATAATGTTTCCAGCATTGCAAGTAGTACACATAGGGCAGATAGCATCAGGCTATATCTGCCTTGTTGAGTTGAAAAGTGTGTTTGAAAACATCAGCGATATAACAGGGCTGAACATCTGGTCGCACTTGGTCAAAAAGATAGATGCTTTGCGAGGCATTGAAAAAAAATAAACTTTTTTCTTGTTTATTCCAAGCCTTGTTATACCTTCGTGTAAAATTAGTTCTATGGAATACTTTATTTTCATCCCAATCATGAGTTGGGTAATCATTGAAGCAGCATACTATGCAACCTTTGGCGATAGGCACAGAGTGTCTGTTGTTGTCTTTCATATATTGTTTTGTTTGTTATTAGCGGCAGCCCTGCCATTCACTAATTGGTGGCAGGGTATCGCTGCTTTTATCGCAACTCGTATATGGTTTGACTACATCCACAATGCCTTCACGGGCGTGTGGTGGGGTTACTTGGGTGAATCATCACTCACAGATAGATGGATAAGAGTGATAGACGCATACGTTCTGTTCATCGTTCGTGTGCTTGTATTTATCGGAAGTTTATTACTATTTAACATAACAATATGAAAAAGCAATTAGCAGCCTTAGCAATCATCGCCATCATCTTCTGGGCATGGATGAAGTTAGTGTATTGGTTCATGCCTGACACATTGGGCGGTGAAATCTTAGCCTTAATCACCTATGTGATCGGTGGAGTGTTTATCATCTTCAAGCTGACAAGCTACTTCAATGATAGGTCTAACGATGATTATAACATCTACGACTGATGAGAGATATACGCTACATCGTAATCCATTGCACAGCCACTCCACAGAATACAACTGTGGAAAGCATACAGCGTTATTGGCGTGAGCATTTAGGCTGGAAGGGTCAGGGATATCACTACATCATTGAGCCAAGTGGTATGCTTCGGCAGCTAACACCTGATGATAAGATAGCCAATGGTGTGCGTGGCTATAACAAGCACAGCATACACATCAGCTACATAGGTGGGGTAGATGCCAACAACAATCCATTTAACAATATGACATTGGCACAAAGCGAAACGATGAGAGCATTGGTAGATGCGCTCAAAGTGCAGCACCCTGATGCAGAAGTGTTAGGGCATAGGGATTTCCCGAACGTAAACAAAGCTTGCCCTTCGTTTGATGTTAAGAGTTGGATGGATAGCTTTGATTGTGCATGAGCAATGAAGACTTTGACTACTATATTATTTCTTCTTCCGCTAACAGCACCTACCAAGTTGTCAAAGCTAAACTATCACCACCCAAAGGTGGAGCAGTTAGCGATGACAGAGAAGCAAGCATTGATGCAGACAATACAGAATGTATCTTGTCAGGTTGGTGTGCCTGCGAATGTGTTGAAAGCGATTGCGTGGAACGAAAGCAGGTATCAATGGAAGGTTGGTAAATTTGGCGATTTAGGCTACTTTCAGATAATCCCTACCACTTATGACTATTGGAGAGAGAAAGTCCCGCAGACACGCAATAAGCGTGAAGAGAACGTAATGATAGCAGCTTGCTACTTGAAACACTTGCACGATAGATACGGCAGTTGGTATAAAGCACGATTTGCGTATGGTCGTGGTCATTGGCGTGATTCATCCACTTGGACAGCAATGGAGAAGGAGTTTATGAGTAACTTTGAGAAACAGATATGAAACAACCAACAACATATTACCTACTATTCTTAACAGCCATCGCTATCTGCATGGCTGTTTTGTCTTCATGCAGTCCTAAGGCAAGAATGACACGGCTATGCAATAAGCATCCAGAAGTGTGTAGCTACGATACAAGCTACACAGATACGCTTGTGACTCATAGGAGCGTAATAGACAGCAGCTTTGTAACGAATAGGCAAGATACTATCATGATAGAAAGATATGGCGTTAGAACACAAATTATACGCTCATACGATACACTCCACATTGAGCAGCATAAAACAGATACGTTAATCAAGACAGAAGTAATAAGAAGTGTAATAGTGAAAGAAAAGAACAAAGTGCCTTTATGGCTCGTGGTAGTGTCGGTGATGTTTGTTGTCTATTGGATAGGCAGAGTCATTACAACGTATTACGAATCAAAGTTATGATAGAATACGAAGCAGTAGATAGGTGGTGCTATAACACCACATTTGGCATCCAGATAAGCGATGATGATGATGACACCATATTTCATATGCCTTTGGATGGCAACTGCTGGAAGCTAAAATTAAGCGAAATAGTATGGAACAACGAGACATAAGACCAAGAGTAACAGCCGAAGAGTACGAGTGGTTATTAGCCAAGCGTAAGTCATCACAGCGCAATGTGCTTGTGATAGGAGATTTGCATGAGCCATTTTGCCTTGATGGCTACTTAGAGTTCAACAAAGAACTTTATGCAAAGTATGATTGTACTGATGTGATCTTCATTGGAGATTGTATCGACAATCATTTCAGCAGCTACCATGAGGTTTGTGCAGATGGTATGGGCGGTGGTGATGAACTAAACTTAGCCATTCAGAAGATAGCTAAGTGGCGTGATGCCTTCCCAAAGGCAACCGTTATCATCGGCAATCATGATAGAATCATCATGCGTAAGGCACAGACAGGGAGCATACCAAAGCGGTGGATTAAAGACTTCAAAGATGTGCTGGAAACACCTGATTGGCATTTCACCGAAAGCCTGATATTAGATGATGTTCTTTACATTCATGGCGAGAATGGCACAGCGCGAACTAAGATGAAGAAAGAACTGCACAGCGTAGTGCAGGGGCATCGCCATTCAGAAGCGTACATAGACTATCTTGTTGGAGCAAACTACAAGATATTTGGAGTGCAAGTTGGCTGCGGTATTGATCGGAAGAGTTATGCAATGGCATACGCTAAGTATGGTGCGAAGCCTGCTATTGGCAGCGCAGTTATCCTTGACAATGGGAAGCTGCCTGTGAATATCTTGATGGAGTTGTAATCCATCATTATCGGCAATATCGGCTGCTAATGGTGGATAAATGGTTCATCCACAGCAGATAGAATTGTTTATGAGTAATTTTATACCCGAATGGGTATGATGTACCATTGATTGTCATATATTATACCTTATCGGGTATAATGGCCATTAAAACGGCTGCTATACGCTTGTTGTGCGCAATTAAAGGGAGGCATTTAAACACCAAAAAAAAGCACAAACCCAACCAAGAAATTTAGGCAAATCAAATTGCTTTTCTTCATTAATGTAAGGCTCAAGTGCAGTCATAATAATCATTAAGCTTGCACAAATCAAAAAACTAATTGTAAGCATTGTCATAATAATAACTGCGCACAACATTGTATATAAATCAGTGGCGTTGTACGTCTATTTAAACCACTTAGCACTTTAATTTAGTTTATCGGTATGCGAAAATTAAGTGCATCTAATCGCCACCGCTTCATATACTAAACCGTTACCCACCATAGTACTCCTGCATCGCAAGTTCAATGTAGTGTATTGCCTTCTCTAAATCAACCTTGCCACCCTTCTTGGAGTGCCTGCATAGGTACTTGATAGCATTGGCTTCATACCACCCGATATTGTTTCTAACGATGAACTCCGATGGCTGAATAGCCATATCTTTGTAGTGGCTACCATTTACTTGCTTCTCTGTTGGATTGCTCATTTGCTGTTGTGTATTTCTGACTTTAAATAACTGATATTCGTTCTGATTGCATTAACCACCGTGTATGCTGCATCCATTGTTCTACGGAGTTCATACAACTCTGGATAGCGCACATCTGCTTCTACTTGCGCTCTGGCCACGCTCATCTTAGCTGCTATCTTATCATTGACAAATGCACTCCATTTGTTATGGTAGTCTGCTCTTACCGTTTCAAGGTAGAACAGAATGCCTGATATATCTCTAAGCAGTTCTGACAGCGTTTCTCCATCTTGCACGTCTGTTTCCATGTAGCGTGTGCAAAGATGCGTTAAATTGGCTATTGCTGACTTGTGGCTCATTGTGCTATGAAGTAAGACTCTTGTTTGATAGTGCTTTGCAGCACTTCAATCTCTTCCAGCGACTTGTCATATCTACTCTGCCATTTGAGCGCCTTAGCTTGCTCTAATTGGCAGTATTCATGCGTTAAGAATATGAGTGCCATTGCATCGCTCACGTTCTTAATCATTGACTCTATCTGCTCAACTGCCTTCTGATTGCCTTTGTCTGCATAGGATAGCTGCCATCGTTGTAGCTGGGCAACTGTATCGCCCAGCCTATCAATTAAAATTACCTTCTCCATGATTTAGCTTATGTGTAACATATTGCACTTGCTGAATTGTCCATCCTAACTTGTGTGCTATCTTTCTTCTCGTAATACCCTTGCCCTTGTATTGCTTGACTTTGCGATAATCTTCTTTCGTGTACTTTCGATATTCCTTCGTTCTCATTTGGCTGTACCTGATCTTGCTAAGGAACAAAGCGGCAGCTTCGTTCACGTTGCAATTCCTATCTGCTGCCAGCTTACTTAGTTCAATCATCACATCATCGCTAACAGATACTACCAACTCACTACCATCTTGATTCATAGCATCGCAAAACTGCTTGTAGTTGCGCTGATATGACTTATCATAGCTAATCAGGTCATCATGTCTCTCAATGCTATGGATCATTGTTGAATGATCTCTGTTGAAGTGCTTACCTATTATCGTTAGCGGATGGGTGCTATTCTCTCTGATGTAGTTAATAGCCATGTTCCTTGCATCTACATACTCACGCTTGCGGATAGGTGATGTTAAAACTAAGCCAAAGTATGAGTTGGCTCTCTGGATAAATGTTTCTAAATTCATTGTTGTAGTATTTTGATAATTGTTAAATATGCTTCTGCTTTTCCTAAGTGTCTAAATTCTTCTGAAAGCTGAGATATAGACTTGCCACCTTCCTTTGTAGGTACTCGTGCTTGCTCTATGCGCTTATGCTCTTCATCCACCAGATGATATAGCAGTTCAATTAGTTCGTTATTGCTCATTGTTTTTAGTTCTTAAATAGTTAATGTAGTCTTGTTTCAGCACCTTTATCTCTTGCAATCGTTGGTTGTGCTTGCCTGTTCTGTTCAACGCAGTTAGCAGCGATGCTTCATCGTCAAGCATGGCTATCATCTGCGTCACAAAGTTTATGTCTTGCTGTTTCATGGGTTCAAAGATATGCTAAAAGACCTATTCAATGCAAGTTTTTTTAGAAGGGCAGATCTTCCGCTTCTACAACAGGCTCTGGCTCTTCAAAATCACCTGTTATCTCTGGCCGAAAGTCATCTATTGGCTGCTCTTGTTTGTTTAACAAATTAGCCAATATATCTATGTTGTCAATCTGGAAGCGGTGTTTAACAAAGTTCCAAGATGCTACTATGCCAAAGTTCTCCGCATCTATTGGCGTGGGGCAGCCACCACTAAACTGCTCTTTGATCTTATCTACCTTTATGAATATCAGATTGCCATCAGTAGGGTGGTTGTAGATACGATGCAAGATGATGAAGTCATCTGCTCTGTTCTTCCACTTCGCACCCTGCTCTGCATCTGATGGTCGTGGGAAGTCAGCATAGTTGAAGTATGGGTGTTTATTGTCTTTGATAAATCTGCGCCCTGCTTCTGTGGCTGGGTGCATATTTACCACTAATCTACACTTCCACTCTTCACTCATTACTCTCATGTCACTTGCCACTTCATAGTGGTAGTCGTGGGTGGATAAACTGCCTAACACACCCTTATCTATGCGCAAGCTATTATATGGGTCAATTACAACAGATGCGATGCTGCTATCCTTCTTCACCAAGTGATCTATCACTCCACGAAGTTCATTCCACGCATATACTTTGTCCTGCTTGATGAATAGAGCGTATTTTGATAGGTAGGCATACCAACGCTCTGTTTCTTCCTTAGATAGCTTCCTTTCGCCATTATAGCGTATTGATTGCCCTGCCAACACTTCTATCAACTCCATCTTAACTACTGCGCTGTTATTCTCGGAAGTATAGATCAGAACCTTGTGGCCATGCTTGATGGCTGCGGCAAGTTCCAAGTACAGGATTAACTTTGTCTTTCCTATGCCACTATGACCAAGTACGATAGTAAAGTTTCTCTTCCAAAGCCAATGCCTGTCTAACTTTGGGCAGCCCCATTGCTTGCCCAATTCTATCTTGCCATCAGCGTAGTCCTGTATGAAGTCGAGTTCTGTTGTCATTAAAATAGCCTTTGTTGTCTTTGGTGTAGTTCAAGTCTTTTGCTTGCCGCTTCAAAATAATCTTTATCCAACTCACAGCCGACTAAATCAAAATGAAGGTCGTGGCAGGCAATGGCAATGCTTCCACTACCGAGATGTGTGTCAAGGATGCGGTCGCCATCTTTGGCGTAGTTCGTGAGTAGCCACTTGTAGAGTTTTACAGGTTTTTGCGTTGGGTGTATTTTATTCACTCCTGTTTCCCATTTAGCGGCACTTCCGCACCAATGTATTTTAGCTATTCGCACAGGACTGTCAAATGAAGTCCACGCCATTTCACCATCTGCGAAAGTGCTATCCCCATTGTTCTTATCCCAAAAAATCCAACAAGGGCTATCACGTTTTATATTACTCATAAAGTAATTACCGCCCCACACAATTTGATTTTTGCTAACCCTAAAAAGTTCATCAAAATACTCTTTGCTTGGAGTATATTTATCCCAATCTTTGGCAGTGTGCTTCACTGTGCTATGATTCGCCAATTTATTGGCAATATCAATCCCGTATGGTGGGTCAACAATAGCTAAATCAAACGCATTGTCTGGCAGCGTTGCCATATACTCCATACAATCGCAGTTGTGCAACTCTATTTTAGGATTCATTGATGACATAACAAACGCTATTAATTAACTCTTCTTTGCTTCTGCCTGCTGCCTTTGCTTTCTTCGGCAGCATCTTGAAGTCACGCTCTCCCCTGATAACGTATTTAGGCTTGCCAATGCAGAAGGGAAAGCCATCCTGAAAGTAGATGATGGCTCTCCGCTGCCTGTCTTCCAGCAAGTACGCCACAAGCGTACCTTCTATGAAGATATTAGGCATCTGCATACTTCGGGCAGATACTGCCTTCGGTGCTACCCACATAATTGTTCTGCTATCTGATTTGTAGATAACCATTATAGCTTAGCCTTAACTCTCTCATTCAACTTAATCAGTTCTTCGATTTGGCCATCAGTAACGCTGGCAATGCTCTGAAATGTGCCAGCGCCAACAAGATGTACGATTTGGTTTGAAATCATGCCTGCTCTGATGTCTTTGTCTTTGTCAGCATAGTTTGTACTGACGCCACCAGAAGATTGCTTAAAGTCGCTGTCAGGGCGTTTTAGCTTGAATTTGTTGTTGCCATTGGGTGCTTTGCCTACAATGGCATAGTCAACTTCATCGCCAACATTCCAAGCATCCTTGCTTTTGCTGTTAGCTTCTCCAATGCTGCCATCTTCTAACTCGTACAAGCTGGTAAACATTTCTCCATAGTTACCTGTCCAGCTATTCTGGAAGGTGATTGATTTGATTTTACTTATCATTATTAATTTGATTTGGTTCTTCATTATAGAAGCGATATACGCTCTTTATCTTTGCTGTGCCATCCATATCACGACCTGTGTAGACAGTCACCACTACATGATACTTTGACTTGTCAAAGGCAAATGACTGCCAATAGTAACCCATATCAAGTGCTTCCCATTCAATAGTAGCGTGTGCATACGCACCTTGATAGTAGCCATGCAGAGTAGTGCTATCTGTATCAGGGTGGTAAATGTCCACCCTGTACTTCACTTCATTCTCTTCACGCCACAGGATAGCATCTATGTAATCTTCATCCGTGCTGTAACGCATAACTTACAACGCTATTTATTTCTGAGTCTGTTAAGCCTATCACATACAGATACTCATCAAATGGCATCTCTACTTGCCATTGCTCTACATCTGTCTGATCAGGTAGCATTCTCTCGCATTGCACTATCGTGCTATATGATACTGCTTCCTTCCATTTCAGCATCACGCTGTTGTGGAGTTCAATGAATAGCTGATCATCAAGGGTGTTGAACTTCCAATACCCCCCAGCCACTTCAATGCCTGTGTTTCTTTTCTCTGTCATATGTTGTCGTTAATAACTTGCATAACCTTGCTCAAATTCTTTTCAAGAGGCCAACCAAAAACCCAATTGTAGTCGTGGTTTTTAATCACACCCGATTCATGGTCGCTAAATCTTATCTCAATCATGCAATATTCGCTATCATCGTTAGGATTCTCGTACTGAAAGCAAACGTATGTTGATTGGGAAACACCAGACCCTTCGTGAATGTTGAACAACAAACCATCAATATTGCCGATCAAATATTCTACGCCACTAATCATCTCATTGTAGAAAGTCTTATGGCTTGTTTCTTTTAAGAAGAATTGGTAGTTGTTTTCTAATGTTGTCATAGTTCCTTTGTTTGTTGATACAAAGGTAAGGCAGCAAACTAATACGATGCAAGTTTTTTTTCAATTATTTTTTTTTCTTGCTGTTCAGGTGAGGGCATAAGAGGTCTATTCGGGCAATTCAGCACGTTTGCTAAGTTAGCAGCCTATGCCCCTTCAAGGGCATTAGGCTAATAGCACAACATTGGTAGTGATAGCTATCGGCAGTTACTCTCGGTAATTTCATAGCTAACAGGATAACTGGGATATTCCTGCCCGAAGGCATTTGCCATTGCCCCAACCACGTTGACACCTCTGAAAGTCATTGCGTGGTGTATCTTCTCCCCTTACTACCTGATTATACTCTTCTTTTGTTTCAGTCGTTACTCTGCTATGTATGCAGCCCAATGCTGCTGCTGTGTAAAGAGTTCAGAACACAGTAGCCGCAATAATAATACAACCACTTTAACAATATAGTAAACAAAGTGAAATACTTTTCCACAATCAATTAACATAACAGAATAGTACTACTTGCAAGTGTATCTTTGAAATATGTTAAACGAATCAAAGATACAGGCAGCGTTTCACAAGTACATGAGATATGCTTATCCTGATGTCATGGCGTTCTCTATCCCGAATGGATTTTTTGCTGGTAAGAATGGAGTAGCACACGCAGTTAGAATGAAAGCAGAAGGGATGATGAAAGGAGTGCCAGACTATTGGATAGTAGCACCATCAGCAGATGGCCAGTATGTTGGCTTAGTCATAGAGTTCAAGGCTGGAAGTAATAAGCCAAGCAAAGAGCAGAAGCATTACTTGGAGTATCTGAACAACAACAGCTTTCGCGCTGTTGTCTGTTACTCGACTGATGAAGCTATCTATGAAGTAGAGCGTTACATGGATGATGATAGTGTGGAGCCAATGCCAGAGGATGAGTACGATAGGTTTACTAATGAATAATATGGGAGGGGTGGTGACAAGAGTTTTGTACACATT